TTTTACGCTGTGGTCGACACGGCAGGCAAGAGTCTGCATGGATGGTTTGATCCGATGCCTAATCCAGAATGGGAGAAGCAATTGAAAGCATTCCTCGTTCCGATGGGATGCGATCCAGCGACATTTAAACCCAGCCAACCTGTGAGGGTAGCTGGAGCAATGAGGGAAGAGAAAACGCAAAGCCTACTTTGGTTTTGCAAGGAGGGGAAATAATATGATCGAGCCTGCTGTAGCATTAGGGCTGAAGCCTTCGGTTGACCAATGGCCACCGATTAAAACGTATAGTGAATTACTGACCGATAACTTGAAGGAGCCTGATGTGCTTATCGATGGCATCCTGCACCAGGGTGGCAAGCTGCTTCTGGGTGGAGGGAGTAAGGCGTTCAAGAGCTGGAGTCTGATTGACCTCGCGCTATCGTTACACTCAGGCACTCCTTGGTGGGGTCAGAAGTGTACCAAGGCAAAGGTACTGTTCATTAACTTCGAAATTCAGGAATGGTCGTTCCGCTCGCGCCTTGCTGACGTAATCCACGCCAAGGAATTACATGGCAAGGTGGATGACTTCGATGTGTGGACGCTCAGAGGTTACGCTGCCGACTTGACATTGATTCGACCAATCATCGAGAAGCATATTGAAGGGCGCGGATATCAGGCGATTATACTTGACCCTAACTACATGTTGATGGGTGACCGCGATGAGAATAGTGCTGGCGATATGGGCGCGCTTATGAATGAGTTTGAGTATCTGGCCACGCGATACAATCTATCGGTGATCCTGTCACATCACTTCAGCAAGGGCAACAAGTCCAGCGCAGAGGCGATTGATCGGTTCAGTGGCAGCGGTGTCTTTGCTCGCAATCCAGACTCGCTCGTAGTACTTACGGCACATGAGGAGGACGAGAAGACGTTCACCTGTGAGATGACACTGCGCAACTTCCCACCTGTCGATCCGTTCGTAGTGCAATGGAAGTACCCCATGTTCAGCGTAAACTATAATCTGAACCCTGATGAGCTGAAGCAGACTGGTGGAAAGAAGAAGCTGGTGGGAGATGTAAGGCTTCTAAAAGAGATGGGTTCACGCGAGTTCACGGCCTGCGACCTGTTCCGATTTGTGCAGGAAAAGTTCCAAGTTTCGGAGTCAACCGCCAAAAGACATGTGAAACGCATGTCTCAGGCTGGCAAGATACTGAAGGAGAATGGGTTATATACCGCTAACCAGTCGGTTTTTTGAGGTGTCAATTCGCGGTGTCAAAATGGGTTCTTCTACACTAGTGTCATTCCTATATATATAAAGAACCAGAACCCACGGAGGAACCAAGGGAAAGGGGGACTCCTTAGTCCGTCCCCCTTCCCCTTTCACCTGCGGTGTTCCGAAGTGAATTTTCAAACGAGCGGGACCAGAAAATAAATGACACTGCACCGCTTCCACCGCCTCACCTGCCAAGGCTTGGTGGTGGGGTGGGATGTGGTACAATCAGCAAATGAACAATTCTAAACCTGGTCTGTATGCAAATATCAATGCTAGGCGTAAGGCTGGCACTAGTCGTCCTAAATCTAAAAGCACGATCTCTCCAAGGGTGTATCGAGTGATGAAAGCGAAAAAGGGTGGATTCGCGCCACGATAGAGATCTTCTAAAGCAGGCGTATGTTTTCATTGGCCTGCTACAGAAAGAGAATGCCCAGCTGCACGCAGTGCTTAGGCAGTTGGGTCAGCTGGTGGATGACATGGACAACAATTGCTCATACGAGGTGTTTGAGCATGAATGGGCTGAGATAGCGTTGTCTATGGCCAAGCTATCGAGATTCTTTGCAAAGCATCAAGAAGACCTTGCTGCCCTAAAGGATTCCAATATATTCGAAGGAGAGATCGACGAGACATGAGTACACAAGACCTGCCCTGCAATAGTCCGAGGCGCACTCCAGGTGCGAACAAGAAGTTTGTGGTGAGGGCCTGTCAGAATGGGCAGTCTAAGACAATTAGGTATGGTGACCCTGAGATGACCATTAAGAAGGGCAACCCAGACCGCAGGCGTAGTTTCAGGGCTAGGCACAAGTGTGACTCAGAGAAGCCCAGCAAGATGACCGCTAGATATTGGTCATGCAAGAATTGGTGATTAGGTGAAAACTAAAAAGGCTTTAAAATCGACGTATTGCCACCCAGAAGCCTCGCCACGCGATCTTTGTAATGAGGATGGTAAAAGTATCATAAGGCACAAGAAGGCTCAAGAATCTCCTTTAAACGCCAAATCCAAACTAATCGACCTTGAATTAGGGAATAGAGCCTGCTGCGTTTCAATATGTAAGTAATCTGATTTCTTATCCCTTATTGGACATAATTCAAAATTTGTAAATCCTAGATTTTGAATTTGGAATTTTCCATCCTTATGGACCAAATTCTGGATTTTTCCTCCTTATGGGGAAGATTCTGAAATTCCCTGTTCTTTAGCGCTAGCGCTTTCAGCGCTATCAGCGCGCTTTAGCGCTTCCCCTGCCATCTCAGCCCTATAGCGCTCCCATCGCGCCATGACCGCGCGCTGCGCTTGTTCCCTGGTTCGCGCCTTGCTAGCTCCCTTCACGCTTCCACCCTTCTTCCCCATTGCTGAGAAGTAGGCGCGGACATGTTCGGTAAGTTCACTCATTCGAATATATTAAGGATTGGATAGATTATTAGCAAGCGCGAAAGCCGTGGGGGATTGAACCCTTGGCTCATTCTATATGTCTTTACTTGGTGAAGAGTTTTATTTTGTGGGAATGTGTGGCCACAAAATCACCTACCCAAAAAGACGGAACTTTCCTCCACACATAGTGAACATCATCAAAATACTCATGAGCCTCTGTAATAATTTCATCTTTATTCATTTGATCTGCCTTTCATTTCATTCGCGCAATCATTATGACTGCGCTGCCGTTGTTTAGGTTCCGCTATCGCGTCACCTCTCCTCCCCTGCGCTACCAGGAGAGACGAGGGGAAGCTAATCTTTTCCCAAAATGGCTACCATGACCAGGCTCAGGATTGAGCCTAGTACTATCCCGCAGCAGAATGTATAAATTTCACTCATTTTCGAATATCCCTTTCTTTTCTTATTATCGCGGTCCACTCCATTCCATTTCGAATCGTCCACAAGGACGCTCGACGGAACGTAGTGAAACGCGCGAAGAATTGGCCTTGCGAGTTGTAGACGGCGTAATATGTCATGACGCACTCGCAATCTGCGCCACGCGCTTTTTCGACATGCCATGAGGAATGAACCCCACGATGACGGAACGATCCCCACGCGAGCAAAGGCGACATGTAGCGCATGTCACCCCTTCACGCTTCTGCGCAGGACAAACGACGATCTTTCTACCTTGCGGCGTTCGGGTATTATCTTCAACTCCTGAAGGTAGGATCGTGACGACTGGAGCGATGCCCAAGGCTGCGAGCTTATCGGCATGCGCTAGACCATTCGCTGAAAGATTAATCACAAACCCTTCTCTATTCGCTGCGCCTATCGCGTCACGATTTTTTTCAGCGTGCTTATCCTGCTCCTCTAATACTGGCTTATGGGTATAAGTGAATCCGCGTCTTCCGCGATTCGCTTTCGCAAGCTTGGCCAATAGATTGCCGTCAACGTAGTTATTATCTCCAGGCAAATCCCCTATTTGATTATGTCGCCATAATTGACCCTGGGGAAGCTTGGCAACGGATTCGCAGAATCCATCCCAAGTAGTGCCACGATCTGCGCGATCTATCGCATTCCAATGAAAGCGAATGTGACCGCCTAGGCCGTAGCATCCCTTTTCTTTCAGGGGACATGCGTCTGGACAAGTTGAACTCCCACTTCCTGAAACAGGAATGTTTCCTGTTTTCACGTTAGAGGAAGATAGGGTGAGGTGAACAAGGGGAGGTAGGCTCATGCTGCACCCCAAACTTTTTGCTTAATCCATTGAATGACTTTTTCGGCATGATATGGGGACGTAAACTCTGTAAGATATTCGAAAATATATCTTTCATGAATTCTTCCAAACGCTCCATTATTCAAAATTGCATCGTTGTAATCGTCGCGTATCTCAAGCTTGACTATCTCACCACAACTTTTTGCGCGAATGACTCCACCTGCGCAACACTCGCCGATTCTCCATGTTTTCGTTCTTTTTGTCATGTATATATCTCCTTTATTTATTTGATCTTCCCCATCAAGAATCCTAAGCAGATTCCAGCGAAAAATATGATTCCAATGGTTTGGGGCAGGTTATTCATATTAATAAATCCCCCTCTTCACCTCTTCCATTTTAAACTCATAAAGTTTAGTCGCTGCGCGCAGTATGATAAGAGCGTCTGCAACGTCTAAATCTTCCATGATTTTAATCAGATTTTTATATGCAATAGGAGTGTAGTCGCCGTTAAGTTTATCCTTCACGCGCTCAGCGTGCGTGCGAGTGACTTTAACCGCGCTCGCTTCGGTTTGTGTTGTGTTGTTCATACGTTCAACATACGCCAACGGCTTGTGATGTCAAGGGGTTTTTTTAAAATATTTTCATGCTAAAATATGGGGATGGAGGCAATGCCAAGCGATGCGCCACTCGCGCAGGATAAAGGGAAGAATGGCAAGTCTTCCCTATATAACGATCAGATTGCGCAGGAGGTGATCGATGCGTGCCGTAGTGGGTTTACGATAGAAAAGGCTGGCGCACTGGTTGGCCTATCGCCTAGCACTATAAAATCTTGGTGTACTCGCAAGCCTGACTTTGCGCGCAGAGTGGAGACTGCTAGAAAAAAGCACGAACTTTCTCTCTTGCGAGACATAGAGCTGGCAGGTCAAAAGAGCTGGCAGGCAAAAGCCTGGATGGCGGAAAGGATCTATCAATACGCGCAGCCTAGCGCGCGTTTACAGGTCCAGGGCAGCGTCGAGCATGGTTTAGGCGCAGGATTGGCGCAGATTTTAGCAGGATCTCTTTCGAGAAAAGAAAAGCCTGCGCAAGTAATTGAGACGCAATCGGTAAGAGAACGCATTAGTGATCTTAATACTAAAGACAATATTTATTGTGCGACAAACCAAACCGCTCCAAAACTTGAGGATGCTAAGCCGAAAGATCCTGACCTGGTCACGCTGCCAAAACGCACGCGACATGTTCCAATGCGCAGGAGGGTCCCGCGAAAAGTTGGGGCAGTGGATACCACCACGCCCCATCCTACCCCCCCAATCCCAATAAAAAATCCGCAAACCCACCCAAGTATTTACGACACAAAATAAAAAGAGGTCTATAGTGGGCAAAACAACCAAGCCTCCAAAACGCACGCCAGAAGAGATTTTAGCAGAAGTACAATCACCAGCTGGATTCGCAAAACATGTACTTGGACTTGAGCTATATGATTGGCAACGAAAGGTTTTACGCGACCTGCAAGACAAAGATTGCCGAGTTGCACTCAAAGCAGCGAACGGATCAGGCAAGACCAGCACAGTTATCGCATCGATTTTAATTTGGCACGCCTTCTGTTTTAAGGGAAGCATAGCTACGACAACCGCTGGCGTTTGGAGGCAGGTCGAGAAACAATTGTGGCCTAGCCTGCGCAAACACATTGCGCGCGTGGGCGGAAATTGGGAAGTCACATCAGGCGAAATCCGCTACATATTTCCAGATGGCACGATGAGCAGAATCGTTGGGTATAGTGCGACAGACCCAGGTCGAGCGGAAGGGTTCCATGCTGACGACCACGACACCATGCCATTGCTAATTGTGGTGGACGAAGCCAAGTCAATTCCTGATCCACTCTTCGAAGCTTTGTGGCGTTGCCAACCGACTCGCGTATTGCTCGCCTCCAGCCCTGGTGCAAGCACAGGCGCGTTCTATCGCGCATTCACCAAGGAATCTGCGATGTGGAAGAAGCATACTGTGACAGCATTCGACTGCCCTCACATCACCAGGCAACAGATCGACGAGGTGCTACAGCGATATGGCGAGAAACATCCGCTCACTCGTTCTATGGTCTACGGCGAGTTCGTGGATATCGGATCGGAAAGCTTAGTCATTAATTACAACTCACTCCAAGGTTGTCAGAACAGCCCACCTGACTTTAAGCCTGGAAGCAGGACCGCTGGAGTAGACTTTGCAGCAGGTGGCGATTGCAACGTCCTGTGCATTCGAGATGGCAACAAGATCCTGCCGATCATCGCATGGCGCGATAAGGACACGATGGCAGCGGTTGGCAAGTTCATTGTGGAGTTCAAGAAGGCTGGGTTAAAGCCAGAAGACATCTATGCGGACGCGAGTGGTTTGGGCATGCCGATGTGCGATGCTTTGGCCGAGGCTGGGTGGAGAGTGAACAGGGTAAACTTTGGTGGCACGCCGAACGATGCGGATGCCTATACAAACAAGTCAGCCGAGATGTGGTTTAACATGGCCAAGAAGATTGGCGATCGCGAGATCATCCTTCCAGAGGACGACGACGAACTTATGGCACAATTGACCTGTCGCAGGACTGTGACCAACAGCAGGGGTAAGCTTGGGGTGGAATCTAAGGATTCTCTGCGAAGCAGGGGTATTGCCAGCCCTGACCGAGCGGATGCATTGGCATTGTGCCTAGATGGTGGTAATATCCGCTGGGACTTGACTTTCCCTACAGAACGTCCAACTTGGAGGACGTTAAACCAAATGATGGAGGCACACGACCCTGTCATGGCAGGTTTTGACGCAGGAGGATAAACTATGAATATTTGGAACTGGATTACTTCAAATTGGCAAGAGATCGTTGCTGCTATTGGTGGCATCGTTCTTGCAGCTCGTATTATCGTGAAACTTACGCCAACCCCAGCTGACGATAGCTTCTTGGAAAAGATTGTTAATTTTCTGAAGACAGTCGGCCTGAATATTAAATAAGTTTATTTGTGCTGCGTGCGCTCCTTGAGATCATCGCAGCTGTGTTTCGCCTCATTCCAAGTTGGAAAGAAAAGCGAGTTCAAAACATCGAAGGTGAATGGAAACATAACCGCGATGCTATTGAGCGTGATCTTCGCGGTGAATCTTGGTGGTTGCGCAACAACGACACCAGTAACCCACACGACAGGGATAGTTGAGGAATTGATGAAAGATCCTACCTATACTGAAATTCGTCGCGGTACTCCTGGTACTCGCGAATGGGCAAGGAAAGCCCTGAATGCTGTGAATGATCTTTCATACGAACTGAAGACCGAGAGGAACAAATAATATGCCGATCACTGAAGACAAATACAATCGTCGCGCGGATTACCACAAGCGGATTATCGATTGTTTAAACCAGCGCGAGACTTGGGAGAACCGCCAGCGGTTATTCTACCAAGCTCGCTACTTTGGAGTTCGTCGTAAGACCAAGCCATGGCCTACCGCTGCCGACCTGCATGTTCAGTTGATCGACACAGCTATCGAGCGTCTCAAGCCATCTTTCGTAAATAGCGCGATTGGAAACGACATTCTTTCCAGCTTCGTTCCAATGCGCGCACAGCTGACTCCGATTACTGTGACAGCCGAGCGGTGGTTTGACTACAAGATGCGCGAACAGACAAATTTCCAGAAAGAGATTGTTTCAGTTATCGACAACCTGCTGCTTTATGGTCGCGGTGTTGCGAAAGTAATTTGGGACGATCAAACCAAGCGGATCAGCTTCGAAGCCATTGATCCTTTTCATTTGATCGTTCCTCAGTACACCAAGGAATTGAAAGATGCGGACTTCATTGTCCATATTATCTCGACATCCGTTGACACCTATAAGACCAATCCTCTCTACAAGCAGGACGAGAACTTCATCAAACGTATCGCTGGCAAGCCGAACAACTCGGTTGGACTACGCAGCGAGATTCAAGATGAGATCTATCGTCGCGAGGGAATTACGCAAGAAGCCGAGAATGATCGGATTATCCTGTGGGAAATGTACACTCCGTCGAAGGACGGATGGTTGGTGGAGACATTCTCACCTCTCGCGGTTGACGAGAACGTAAGGAAACCATTCACTCTCCCATACGAACACGGAGAACCTCCGTTTGTTGACTTCCCATATGAAATCACAGGTGGCGGTTGGTATAGTCCAAGAGGCGTGGCCGAGATCCTGCTCCCCAGCGAGAACCTCTGTAATAAGCTCAAAAATTCCCTAAGCGACTACGTGGAGCTTGCCAACCGCCCTGTTTTTGAAGCACAGAATCCGATCTCGCTCAACACAGCGAATCTGAAGATGCAACCTGGTCAGATCCTTCCGCAAGGATTGAAACCTGTCCAGTTCAGCCAACCTCCATTTGACTTCCAGCGATTGATGCTCGAAGAGCGTCAGCTGGCAGACAATCGGATGGGTAGCAATGATTTCGGTTCTGGCTCGCAGTTTAATTCTCAAGACAGGAAGACAGCTGCCGAGATTCAGGCGATGCAGGGTCAGGCTGCTGCTTCTGGTGATTTGAGGAATCGCATATTCCGCATGAGCTTGGCTCACCTATTCCGCCAGTGCTGGTCGCTTTACGTCCAGTACGCGAAGGAAGATTTGATGTTCCGCTATGCTGACGATACTGGCCAGATGGTTCCTGAAGGAATCCATGAGCAGTATTCGATTGAGCCGAAGGGTGGATTGGACTTTGTAAATCGCCAATTCGCATTGCAAAAATCTGTAGCGCGGATGCAGATGTTCCAAAATAATCCTTACATAAACCAAGGCGAACTGGTAAAGTCAGTGCTTGAACAGGACGATCCGAGTCTCGTCAGAAAGCTATTTACAGACCCGCAAGCTGGATCAGGCGATCAGGCTGAAGATCAGGCGACAGAAATTGCGACCATGCTGGCCACAGGATTCCCTGTCGCAATTAAGCCTAGCGACGACCACAAAGCGCACATATCGGTTCTATTTGCGTTTAATCAGGCTGCACAAGTTAGGCAGCAGCCAGTAGACCAGAGCGCAGTGCAGGTTCTCATGGACCACTTGCAACAGCATTTAGCTGCGCTAGAACAAACTGATCCGAATACCTCTAGGGCTATTCAGAAACAACTTCGTGATGCAGCTGCTGGGCAAGCTAAACAGCAAGAACAGATGGCAGCACAACAACAACAACTCCAACAACAGGTAATGTAATATGGCAAAGAAAACAAATCTAAAATTAAAGAAACCTCAATTACGGAAGCCAAGCACGGCTCCAATTGATGCAGTGCGCAATCCTAATTTTGATGCAGCTATGGCGCAAAAGAATTATGATAATTTTATTGCAGAGCAACGCGCAAGAATGGAAATGGAGCGCGGTAGTGTGCCTCTAACTCAAAGTGAAATTGACAAAAAATATATTGATGATGGCCAAGGTGGCAGAGTATTAAATCCAGTAGATGCAGCGAAGCTTCAATTACAATTTGACCAACTTCGAGCTAATATAGCAGCAAATCCAGGTCCTTCACGCAATTTGGGAATTGATTATATTGAAGGAGGCCAAAGATACGCACCTGTTAATCAAGGCCCACAAGTAGGCGGAAGCTTGGGTGGAAAAATTCTTACTGTAATTCCAGAAGCCACCAATGGTGCAATGGCATCTCAATATCAAAACCAACAAGGCCCACAAGTAGGCGGAGGCATGGGTGGAGCAATCTCGTCACCAATGGTTGGATACGGATCACAACAGCCTAGAAATATGCCAATTCCAAATATGCCACAAAACAAAATGGCAGATTTCAATAATTTCCTTCAGCAAGGAATGCAACGGAATAAGGATTTTAACCAAGCAGCTCAAAACTTTGCAGGCATGGGCGGACCACAGAAAAGCTTCTCTCAGGTCGCAGGAGGAATTGGCAAGCTAAACCGCATGCCTAAACAGCCTCGTACGAATTCAATTGCTCCTAGCAATCAGAAGTTAATTTAAGCTTTGACTTTGTCGGTATAATCGCTTGTATTGCTTCATGGAAATGAAGCAATTTGAATTTAAGCTTCCGTCTTGCAATAATGAGAAATCCGTAAAATTTGTATTGGATTATTCTCAATTCAGCCAAAAGCACATAGGCGTGCATTTTGAGCATGGGCAAATGTATGAGGGAGAAACATTTGATTTTATATCAAAAAATCTAAGAAATGGAGACACCTTTCTTGATATTGGGGCGCACATAGGATTTTTCAGCATTGTATCCTCAAAAATAGTTGGAGATTTTGGTAAAGTTTATTCATTTGAAATGAATAATTTTAATTACTCTCACTTGCTTGCCCACATAAGAATAAATGAATCAAAGAATATTGTTCCACACAATTGGGCTGTATCGGATAAATCTGGTGTTATTGAATTTTTTAATAATATAGACAATGACGGAGGACATTCATTGTGGGATTGCGGTAAGCATGAATTCAATATTAAAAGCAAGGAAAATCCTAAAAGCATAATTTCTTATTCAATTGCAATTGATGATTATTTTGATAGCAATCGCAAGGTAAATTTAATGAAAATTGACACAGAGGGGGCAGAAGTACTTGTTTTGAAAGGAATGCAGAATTTACTTAAAAGAGATCATCCAATTGTAGTAGCAGAAGTAAATGAATTTGGATTAAAACAGATGGGATTTAGCTATACTGATTTGCGTAAAATCATGTCTGATATTGGGTACAGATGCTGGAAACTTGATCTTCCAAAACCAATTGAACTCAAAGATGATGAAAAAGTTGAAAGCGACTATATTTACAATGTTGCGTTTTCTATTGAAGATATAAAATGAGAAAACTACGCGCAATCCTTGCTTTTATCCGCCACCAGGAGTGGATTGACGAGCCTAAGTGGGAAGCGGAGGACGAGCGAGCATTAACAGGATTCCTTAGTACGCTTGCAGGAAAGAAACTTAGCCTTATTCTGCTTAACCTTACTTTACGCCAAAATGCCTCCGCAGTAGAGAAAAATGCGGATTCACTTGCAGAGGCTTGTGGATATGCTAAAGGTTTCCGTGGTTGTGTCGCGACGATTGAGTCGTTATGCAGCCCCAAACAAAACTCGTTCATCCTCGACAGCAGGGATGGGGTCGATGAATCTGCTGTCAACTAACCTACGCCATAGAATGACTCCCTGTGGCGTGGTGTAAGAAAGGGTCAACATGGCTGATTCCAAAGAACCGACTGAACTTGACATGCTGAAGATGGCTGCAGCATTTGACGCTGGGTTAACTGAAGTACCAGAAGATAATGCTGAAACTACTGAGGCGGTCGAGCAGGAGGTTGAAAGCAGTGATAACTCGGAGACACCTGCGACTCCAGAAGATGCCGAAACTAAATCCTCATCGAACGATGCGGTGGTAGATGAAGTCACCAAGACTGAAACTACATCAACAAGCTCTTTAACAACGCAATCTGATGAACCCAAGTCAGAGTCAGCTTCCGAAAAGAAGCAAAGCAAGTACCAAAAGGCACAATCTCGACTCGCAAAAGAGTGGGAAGATGTCAAAGCGGAACGTGCAAGACTCCAAGCTGAAAGGGAATCTATTGAAGCAGCCAAGACTGCAAGGTCTAGTCAAGAGGCTGCTCCAACAGAAGCAAAGGCAAGTTCTAGCAAGTTTAGCGCGGATGACTATCGCGAAGCCGCAAAAAGCTATCGTGACGAAGGCCGTGATGATCTTGCAAAACTCGCTGAAAGCAAAGCCGAAGAGATTGAGACTGCTGGCAGGAAAGAGAACGAGCATAAGGCGCAGGCAGAATGGAAGAATGCCTGGGATCAAAACCTTTTGCGAGAAGTCGAAGCGAATCCAGAATTAAAGGATTCTTCGACAAATCTCTATAAGGCTGTCTCAACTTTACTACAGCAACACGCGATTCTTAGGAACTATCCTAACGGAATCAATGATGCGGTAGGTTTGGCAAAGCTTAAACTCAAAGCGGACGCTGCCTCTGACTTGGAAAAGAAGATTGCAAAGTATGAGTCCGAAGTGACTCAACTTAGAAAGGCAACGACACCTGCAAGCGGTCAACCATCTGGCCCTGCTCGCGTCAAAGCTTTTCACGAACTCTCCTCGGAGGAGCAAGGACGTGAACTGCTTCGAATGGCAGCAGAAGCCGATAGATCGTAACAGACTAGTTGTTTAAAAGGAAAATAATACAATGGCTTATGTAACTACTGGCGGATCTGTGTCCTCACAGTTCCAGACGTACTTCTCCAAGATGCTCTTGGAACGTGCGCTCCCCCTGCTCCAGATGGAGCAGTTTGCAATGAAGGTGGCGTATCCTTCGAAAACTGGCGGAAACAAAACCATCAAATTCTTTAAATTTGATAATCCCGCTATCACAAACATCGTTGCACTTTCTGAAGGCACGACTATTGGCGATGGATCTGATCAGCGTCAGCTGACTCTGTCCACTGTTGACGCGACTCTTCAGCAGTACGGCAGCCAGATCGTTCTAACGGACGTTCTATTGGCCACCGAATTGTTCAACCACCTCGCCCAGGCCACCAAGCAGTTGGGTGAAGACGCTGCTCTGCACGCCGACACTCTGTGTCACCGCGCGCTGATCCAAGACTCTTCCACCTCAACTGGAACCAACGTAGCCACGAAGAGCTATGCTCGTTACGCGCAGAACAGCACGAACGGCACGACCTTCGCGACCAGCTCTGTTGCTAACAGCGCAATCACCTCCACCGACTTGCTCGATGGTGTGACTGCATTGTTCATCAATCGTGCGCCTAAGATCAAGGATTCTTACGTCCTTGTTGCTCACCCTGCGGTCATTCGTGACCTACAGCAGGATGACGATTGGTTGAAGGTTTCGAGCTACTCGAATCCTGATGCCATCTTCAAAGGTGAAATCGGTTCGCTATTCGGCTGTAAAGTCGTTTCCAGCACCAACGTCCAGACGTTTGCAACCGCTACTGCGGGTGTGGCCTCTGCTTCGACTGCTGGTCAGGCTGTGTATGGCAACTTGCTCTTGGGTGGAAACGCTTTCGGCGTTCCTAACCTCAGCTCAATCGTTGCAAATGGATCGCCCTTCTCACCGAAGGTCACGATCCTTGATGCTGCTGACAAGAGCGATCCTTATGGACAGCGCGTTGTTGCGTCCTTCAAGACGTTCTACGCTGCCAAACAATTGGATACTACGTTCTTCCGCGCGATCTTCGCGAAGTCGAACTACAGCTAAACAATTAAATGGGAACCCTAGTAATCGCTATGGGTCCTCGGAAAGCTGGGGA